CGATTTCGGTGTGTTCCTGATTGTAGACATAACGTTCGCCAGCATTGTTGTCGAAAGCAGTCTGACCGCCTTCAGTTTTAAGCTGGGCAAGGCCAAGGTAACGCATTTCAGCAGTGCGTTCCAGAGCCATGCGGCTTTCATGCTTGGTGAAGATTTTGTCATACTGAGATGGGATCATCTCATACTTGCCTTCAACTCCACGGAGGCCGGGGAGCAGAAGGTCTTTGATGGCACTAAGATTAACAGCCATTGGTCCTTACTCCTTATACGCCTTGGAAGTTGCGGGTCACAACGTTGTTGAACGATACAATCGCCCAATCATACGCCTGTCCATTGGACAGTGTGCCTTGGCTACCGGGTGGGTCGTTGATGATGCCAACAATCTTGAACGGGTTGTTCTGGAGGTAGCTGGCGGTGTTGATGGTGGTCGTATCAAGATACGCACCTGACAAACCGTTAGCTGTGTTGCCAGAACCGATAGCAAAGCCGATGGTGGAATTGACATCAGCCAAAGCAATGCCAGTACCATCTGATTGTGCTACGAACTTAGCGTTAGGATCGTTGATGATATAACCAGTGACGGTGCTGGTTGAAGCAACGTCAGAACCGGGCCAATAGTTTGACCAAACGGTACGCTTCTGGGATACGGAGAGATACTGGCAGCCGACGAAAATGCCTGCGATGCCAAGAGCAGCAGGAGTAGCACCAGTAGAAGCAGATTGGGCGACAGTGCCTGCTGCCTGCCACGTTACGGGATCACCGTAGTAAATAGCATTGGCATTGTAAGCAATCAAAACTGCGACTTGTTCATAAGTCGGAGCGGAACCTGTGCCCTGATATTGACGGAAACCGAAATAGGCTTGTGTGTTTGCCATGACGGATCATCCTTTTTACAGGAGAATGGCCATCATGCCACGCCGGGGGCATTTAGAACCGGGAAAAAGCGAACTTCCCGCACCGGGGGGAAGTAATCCTTAGATTGCTAAAAATAATATCAAGTAAAAACAAGTTTGTAAAGGGGGGTATTTGCCCCCCTTCTTGATTTATTTGTCTTGTGGCACGGGAATGGGTTCATATCCAGTGCTTACCCGTGCTTTTGCAGACGGATGGTTACGATCAAAGTGACCCTGCGGAGCATCGTTAAGTTGTTGCTGTTTAACAATAACTTGATCCCGTGCTTTCCGCTTTTCAATTTCATTCATCTTGTCTGAAATGATCTTCGGACGCTGCATTAGTGCCATCCCTTTACGTTCAATAATGGGATTTTTGTTATCCAAAGGCATGGTTTCTGGGTGGCGATCTGTTGGCACAAATTCCCAACCAGTTTGAGACAAAGATGTGATGTGGGAGTTTTGCTCCTCACCGGTAACATTCTTGCGCTTCCATTCGTATGTCCAACCATCGGGGGCGGGCGGGGTTTGGAACATATCCGTACCCTGATCCATATCGCCGCCAAGGTTGTTCAGGATTTGTTCCGCACGGCGGGCAGCAGCCACCCGTGGATCTTCTTCCCTCATGGCAGGACGCATAGATGGCCGCTCCGAAACGGGAGCCAATATGGCCTCCGCTGGTGCAGCTACGTTCACGGTTTGTTCTGTGTCAGCCGATTTAGTTACAGGCTTCAACATTTTGCTTGCTGGGCGACCCCGGCGTTTTGATGTGTCTTGTTCCATTTTACTATCCTTAATTTACCGAAGTACGTTCACGTTCTTTAACCATAAGCTCATAATATTTCTGGGGTGAGAGGCCAGAAATCTTTGCAGCTTCGATTTGGTCTGGGGTGAGTCGGACCGTCCGTTGGTTCGTGCCAGCCTGAGCTGACCGTGACACAGGAGCCGCTGGAGGGGCAGATCGGCGCTGTGTTGCCGAAGATGCCGCTGACATTACCGGTTCATCGTCATCAAACTCTTGATAACGTTCAACCTTTTGCGGTTTTGCAATGCCAAGACGTTTTTCAATGAACTTGAAGTATTCATTTGAGTCCGGTTCAATGTCATTGTCCAAAGCATCGCCATGGGCACGTTCCATAACCCGCAGAGCCTTGGTATCTGTTAGATAATCCCTATTTTTTTCTAACCAATTCGCCGAACGTGGCGTAACTTGGCGAATAAGATTATCAACAATATCAGATGCTTCTGGCGGTTTAGGCGGTTGTGGGGCTGGCTGGTTCCTCATTTCTTTGAAGCCAGTTTCCAGTTCCATCAATTTGCTATTATTGATTGCAAGCATCTCCTGCAAATCAACAACACGGTCATAATCGCCAATAGACATCAATTCTTTGATGTTATTTTTGATAATTTCCCGTTCACGGCCCAACACATCAATGGCATTGGCCACCAAGTGCATTTGGTTTTCTTTAACTTCCATATTGGCCCGATTAACGTGTTGTTCGGCTTCCAATCTGGCTTGTTTTTCTGCGGCAAGGCGCTCTTTTGCTTTTTCCAAACGATCCCGAAGCACATCAATGCCTTCTTCTGCGCCAAAAACAAATGATTGTTTCCCTTCTGGTGCAGTTTCAACAACAATTTCTACTTCTGGAGCATTTCCATCAGCCATAAAATTCATTTCTGGCTGTTTTTCTTCAATTTTGTCTTCAGATTTTTGTTTTCTAGCCATTATTTTCTCCTATTACCAAACACGGTCTGGATGGTCGATACGGCCACGAACATTTACGTCTTCAATCATGCGGCAAAGCACATTGTTAACTGTAATTGACCAGCCATCGGAAGAACGCATGATGATCCAGTCACCGACATTGATGTCAACGCCTTTAAACCATTCACCATTCGTGTCTTCAAAGGCTGATGGCCCCTTTTTAATAACCAACCCTACTTTTGATTGAAATTTATCTTCATCACGAACCTGACCGGGCAGCAAAATGCCGCTTTTAGTCTTTTCTGGACGGATATAAACTGCCACAAGTAACTGATTATTAAAGACTTCTACAGGCGATATATCGCCCATTTCTTTATGTATAAGTTCCTTAGGATCTACTTGGTGTTGCATTATCATAAATGGCATATAGGCCCCCTATTGTTTACCATTAACTACGTCTTCTGCTTCTTCTAGCAATTCGATTGCACGACGAAGCCCTTCTATCTTACCTACATGGTGTTTGTAAGAAGAAAAGTCAAATTTTTCAATGTGATAAGCTGTGACAAGGTTTTCTTTTAACCTTTCAATTTCTATTTGTATCTGTTTTTTCATTTCAAATAATAATGCGGTATTATAAGTCAGCATATTTTTTCCTTATTCATATTAAATGGCCGGAGGTTTGGGGAAGTAAACCCCCGGCCTATACGCAGTTGCGTATTTCTTAACGTCTTCCTGTCTTGTACCGTTCAATTTCAGTTTTCTGCAAACGACCTTCAGCAGAACCTGCACCCGCTTCCATGTCCTTGTAAGAATGTGCTTGCTTAATTAAGCGGCCACCAGACTTACGGGGAGCTGGCATTCCTGCCATGGGGGGCTTGGGAGGCATACCGCCCATAGGAGGTGCGCCTGCCAAACCCATTGGAGGTGCGCCACCGGGAGCCATCGGAGGCATACCACCTGCCATGGGAGGCATTCCAGCGGGAGCCATAGGAGGAGCCATTGGCTTCATGCCGCCGGGAGGAGGAAGCATACCGCCGGGCAGTGGGGGCATATCGTTCTTGCCAGTGTTAATGTTGACATGAACGTTTGTTTTGCCACCGTGCTTTCGTGCCATACGGCCACCGGGCACTACGCCGGGAATTTTGCCGGGATAGCTAGGGCCAGAGAATACTTGGCCGCCATCTTTGCGGTGTTTAATAGCGGTTGGCTTTACCATTTTACGGATCAAAGCCTTATCGGCTTCAATATCTTCATGGCTGTGTTCAATCTTGCCGCCACGTTTGGCAATTTGCCATGCAGGGCTGCGACCGCTACTAAAATTTAACATGCTAGGCGGAACGCCTGCATTAATCTGTTTAGCTGTCGGATCAGTGGTTGTGCCACCGCTGTCACGGTGAATACGGCCACCTTTTTTATAAGGGGAAACAATCCGTGTTTCTTTTTTAATGGCAATGGGACGGCTGGGAGGTGTTGGAATTTTGCCTGATTTGTCACGGAGTGACGCATCCATGGCAAGATCCTGCATCTTCTGGTTCATTGCATCGGTATCGTAATCAGCGGGCATACTTGAAATCATATCGCCAATTTCGTCTGGCCCACCAAACTTCCGTTTGGCACGTCCACCGCCACAATAAGCCTTACCGCCACGCTTCAAAGCACCAACGTGCTTTTCGCCATCACGGTAATCATTGGCTTTTTTCATGTCACGGTTAACAAAACGATCTACGGGGGGCATTGCACTGCCGCCAGATTTGCGGGGCTTTTTACCCAAATTCATCTTAACCGCAGCGCCCGCAACTTTACCGCCAGTTTTATATTGGCGGCGGGAAACAGGACGCATACCTGTTTTAACGCCAGCTTCAAGCATTTCGGGAGGAGACCAAGTAGAACTATCTACTTTTTGATGCGGGTCAGCAGTCATTGCTTTGGCTTTCGCCTTCATTGCAGCCCGTGCTTGTTTTGCCATTGCTGACATTCTAATCTCCTGAGGTTATCC